GCCGCCAAGCTTATAACCGGAGCCAGTAGCATAACCAATAGAACCACGACTTAAATTTTCACCGTCAGAGTTTGCAACGAGAGAACCAGTCCGAGAACCATCAGTGAAAACAATAGCACCATTGCTCTTAACCGGAGCATTACCACTAAGAGGTAATTCAACACCTGGACCTTTCTGAGGCCATGGAAGGGCAGAGGTAAAATAATCATGACGCTTACCACGTCTTAAGAGCTTGTGAGAGCCAGTAAAGCCAGCATCACCAAGACCAACATCATCCAAGCCGGAAGCGGTACTAATTTCAGCGTAAGAAGAAAGGTTGATAGGATTCTGTAAATTTTCATCTCTGAACCATTCGTTCCAAATCAATGCATAGGCACGAGCGGCAAGCTCGTTTGCTTTAATACCTTTCACGCCAGTCGGAAGGCCAAAATAATCTTCAAGGGAGCCAACCGGGAAACCGCCTTCAGCAGGAGCGGAAGTCTGCGGTACAAGATAATCAGTAGACGCACCGGGATAATCCTGTTGACCATTAAACTGTTCCCAGTGTTTCCACAAAAGGCGATAAGGGACGAAGAAATAAAAAGTATCAATAAAAAGATTGTCCATAGTCGGAACAACGGGAGTAGAAAGACGAGCAAGGAAATTAAATTTCACTTTGTACGAATCGCCAGGGAGAACTTCATCTACAAGAAACGGCACAAGGTAGCCGGAATCAAAGGTACTTTTCCATCCATGGGATCTATCAAACACAGACCGAGAAATTTGAGCTCGTGGAATCTGTGAAAATAAATGCTTCATGACTGACTTCATATTATCAATCCTTTCAGAATAACCGCCCTAAGGCTTCGCCAACAGGCTGTATTATTCACAAATTATTCAAAGAGTGTGAAGAGTGAACGCGTTTAACGGTGTCACTCCAGCCAATTACATCAAGTAGGTAATTGGCTGGACATCGTTTTACCGCTAGTAAATGTCAAGAATTTACTTCTTTACCGGCACCTTCAACAGATCCGGAAGGTACTTTAGGAGTACTGTCAAAAGGTTTGTCAATAATTCCAAGCCTAATTGCTTCAGCATAGTCTTCACTTCCTTCCTTCAGAGACTGAACGAAATCGAAATAGGCGGCTGGATCATTTCCGAATCGTTCGCGAATTTTAGCAGAAAGATCATTAAACGCATTATTTGCCGCCACTATGACATTCTGCGCCTCTTGATAAGAAGGCATATCAGAATAATCACCAAACTGAGGTGTACGCGAAACCGGGACAGTAGGATCCACAAGAACACCGGTATTTTCAAAACGCGCAATAATGCAATTAATATCCGCGTCATCTTTAAATGACTGGAGCGTCTGCGAAGGCTGATCAAACTTAATACCCGGCTTCTCGCCGGTAACGGAATAGCGAGATTTAAATTTCATGATCTTCCTTTCCGCGCGAAGTCGCGCTACAAGTATCTTCAAATAGACTAGTAGGTTTAAGATTACTACTAGTAAAACAAGCACCACAATTTAAACACACAGAGACATAGTCGTCAATATGAAACAAAACGCATTGACAATACTCACAACGATCGATACCGTCAAATATAAAGCGATTAAAAAAACTAGGTACTTTGAACATGACATAACATCACCTCAAGGCTAATAATGGGGGGAACCTGCCGCACGTCATGAATAGTTAATCCATTAGCAACAGAATCAAAGAAAACCGCGGCATTTCCCCCCATACCCCTTCTGCTAACAAGGGGAAAAGAGAAAAGAAGGTAAAACTACTCGCCAGGCTGGGCAGAAGTCGGACGAGGAATCTTAAAAATGGAGAAAAGCTCATCAACAGAAGTGATAAGAGAAGGAACAGAACATTCTTCAATCGTCATATGTTCTTCATCAAAAGTGCAGATAGAATAAATATCATAATCCTGGGGATAAAGAGCGAACATAGAAGAATCGCGAAGAAATACAGTCACAAACCAACGCTCGAACTCTTCAATATTCACAGCTTCTTTACAAAGTGCGCAAGAATTAGTTTTGCGATCAAAAACGGCATAAATAGTTTTCATTCTCATACTCCTTCTATCGGTCGAATCAATTTTTTAGCAACTTCCAATTGGTGTTGCTCTTTTTGCAGAAGGCGAGTAACCGACTCATGTTTAACTGTCGCCTTCCTTTGTGCCTTAAGGATATCAAACTTTTCAGAGTCAGTCAAATGCAAATATTCATCATAATACGCAGGAGGGCGCGTAATCATACCATCAGGCAAAACGACTCTGTCATAATTATAAACATCATCAAAATACTTAACTATCCAATCATGAGCTATACCAGGCTTCCTGGACATTGTGATAAATTCGGGAGTACGTCCCTGATAATGCGCCGGAGCATCCTTACCATACACTTTTTTAGTTATGTATCGCGCTACATAAGCACAACTCTTAAAAGTAACATTACCAATAGTATGAAAACCATAAGGCCAAAGACGAAACAAAAAATCAGAGATATAAAGCGGCCCGTAAGGCGTTTGTCGAAGTAACTGACGATCATCACTAAAATCATAGCCAAAAATAATAAGATGGTAATGAGGGCGTAAATTTTTATCACCATACTCTCCACAAGCAAAAAAACGGATCTTAATATTTTGATAAGACAAAGCCCTACGAAGACGCTTCAAAAAAAGTTGAACATCACGAACATTCACAGATCCAGAAGAAGGAAGATGCGCATCATCAAAAGTAAGGGTAAGAAAACAGTTCCTATCATGTAGGGAAGCTTCGTGCACACATCTAACTGCCCATTGTCGAGAGTGAGCAAGCCTACATCCAATACATTTACCACAAGGAATAGTGCAAGGCTCCGCTCCACGCTCAGGCGGAGAAAAAGGAGAACCAAACACAATACGATAACCCGATTTCGAGCTGGCGTCAGGTACACGCCAGCAGTCAATCGGATGATAACACGCCATAATCAGATCCGGAAACCACCGCGCATAGGGCGAGCGCGAAGGTTACGTTTTTTAACATTTACAGCACCCTTAGTAAAGATCTTACGAGACTTCTTCCGAGATAACTTTCTACGTTTCATATAAAAGACTCCTTTCATTTCAACGCGCTGAACGGCATCCAGCGTAATAATTCACCCATAGACGTACCGAAACGATGCGCATTACCTGTTTTGATATCCTGAACAGACTGTTCCTGTTCATTGGCAAGCTTAATACGAAGAGAATCTTCAAGAGTACGCTTAGCAGATGCATCAAGATTAGCCGCACTAGCCAAATTTTCAGCAGTACCAGCGGCCAATTTATCAATTTCATAGGGCGTCAACTGTTGAAGCCTAGCCAATTCACCATAAGACTTGGCGGCAAGCGCAGAAGCGGCGCCAGCTTGAGCAAGGTTAGCCTCAGAACGTGTACCAAGTTCAGAAACCTGAGCATCAGTAATACGCTTACTATTTTCAATATCTTGCAAAATTTTATTGATATTTGCATCGGCCACTTTAACTTGCATCTTGAAAACCTGAGTCTGCTGTTTCGCCTGAGCAGTAAGAGCAGAAATATTATCAGCTTTAAGCGGAATCAAAGTAGTTTCACCTTGCACCTGAGAAGTCTGAGCAGACTTGAGCTTTGTATCCTGTAATACGTTACTGGCTTCAGCACGTGTCTTTTCAACAGTAGCCTTAATAGCCTCATTCTGCATCTGTAAGTTTTTCGCCTGCTGGGCGGCCATATAACCAGAAGTAGCGGCAGAACCAAGGTTCTCATAGCTACCACCAGAAGAAGCAGAAAAAGTAGAATTACCAGCGTTAGCAGAAAGAATCGGATTAAGACCAGCGGCTTTTAAATCCGCAACCTCAATTTGATGTTGCTTATAGAGCTGGTCGTGCGAAAGCTCATAATTAGCGTCGAATTGTTTCTTCTGTTGTTTATTCGCTAAAATACCACCAATAAGATTAGCACCAGCACCAATAATAGCACCGCCAAACTTACTGAAAAAACTCATAATAGATCACCTCACTTTAGAAGTGGTCAACAAGACCAGGCACGCCGTAAACCGGCATCGGTCGAGCACATTTCATTTCGATATAACTATCAATAATAAACTGAGGTTCATTCTGCACAGCAAGAATTCGAGACACGGGAGGATCATCCTGGATAAACTGCGCGGAGAGCGTCGGCAAAGAATCAAACTTCTGCGAGAGGTGCCAAACATCAAGCGACTGAGGATCCGTAGATCTGAGCTTACCAGTAATCATGCTCGGGAAATAACGATATTCGGCGTAACGTTCCTGATAACCGAAAACATCATCATCCTTAGAAGTACCCTGAGCATAAATTTCTTTATTAAGAATAGCTTGCTCGCCAAGATGCGCGAGAACCGGCCAATAGAAATCAAAGCGGGTACGGCGGGAAAACATACGTGGAATACCCTGCTGATAGGTAAGATCAGCACGAACGTTCAAGAGACCGATAATAATACCATGTTCAACAAAAGATTTAGTAAAGCCATGTTTAGCGGAAGTGCTGGAAGCAAGACCATAGGCGGCAAGGTTGCCTTGCGGCGTTTCTGCACCAGTTAAACCAGTAGCAGAATTTTGGACAACAGGATTGATAATAACCGGACTTTCAGATCCGCCGAGGTATTCCGGACGCTGTAAGCGGGAATCCGGAGAAACAACACCAAAATGCGAGCGGAGAATCTCAGTATAGCGAGTACCGCCGCGAGCATCACGTTCATAAAGCTTCTGTAACTGGAAAGCCTGACGCAGAGAATTGATAGTTGCCGCTGTTACAGAAGATAAATCGGCATAAACCTGAGAGTTAGCACCAAGACCAAGTAAAACACCGTTTGCGTCTGAACCAGTACCCAAATAACGACCAGAGCCGCCAAGCTTATAACCGGAGCCAGTAGCATAACCAATAGAACCACGACTTAAA